ACCCGCGCCTGGATCCCCCGGCCGAGCGCGTCGAGGTCGCCCGGCATACCGGTGAGATCCGCCCAGCATTCGTCGATGGAATACACCTCCAGGTCCGGCACCATCCCCTGGATAGTGCGCATCACCCGATTCGACACGTCGGCATAGAGCTCGTAGTTGGAGCTGAAGACGGCCACGTTGTGCTGCCGGAGGAAGGCCCGATTCTGGAAGTACGGCACGCCCATACCGATGCCCAGGGCCTTCGCCTCGCGGCTTCGGGCAATCACGCATCCGTCGTTGTTCGACAGCACCACCACCGGACGCCCTTTCAGCTCGGGCCGGAACAGCCGCTCGCAGCTGCAGTAGAAGGAGTTGCAGTCGATCAACGCGTAGACGCTCATGGCCGAAGGTCTCGCATCAGAAAGTCCACCACGCCTCAGAGCTCGACCTCGCCCACCAGGTCGAGCGTGCGCGGGTGCCCGTCGCGCCCGATCGTCGTCAGCAGCTGCTGCCGCTCCTGATTGGTCAGCACCGTGCAGAGCCGGTGCTCACATTCGGCCACCACAATCACCGCTCGGCCAGGCTCCACAGCGCCAGCACGATCCACGACCAGCACATCCCCTTGGTGGATGCTCAGCCCCGCCAGCGCCTCACTGTTCACCAGCCAAAGCCATAGGTTGGGCGCGCCCCAGCCAATCGCCTCATCGATCGAGAGCGGCAGCTGAGGTGATCCTCGGCTGGCCTCTGAAAACCGGTGATCTTCAACCACGCCTGCGAAAGCGCGAGCTGGGCAAGTCTGCGACCCAGTGTCTGGAAAGCGTCCATGGTGGCACCTTGATACTGTACGTTTAAACAGTATAGGTGACGGCATCAGAAATAGGTCAACAGACGAAGCGACGAGTGGTGCACGCGGCAGGAAAAGATAGGCCCGAGACCACCTGCAAAACGGCGCAGACGCGGACGATTGGACGAGCACAAATCCTCTACAACGCGCCGAGCATCCCAAGGCGGCTGAACTGAACCTGATAGAGGCGATCGAGCACCAGGAACACACCGTCCAGGTCTTCGCGAGCCAGGACCTCCAGATCGCGAAGCGCCGCCAGGTACGCACCTGCACGCCCATGGTGAAGGTCCAACGATGCATGGTCGCTTGCTCGCTGGATGTCATTGAGGAGCGAAGTCACAAGCGCTTCGACTTTTTGATTCGGAAAGGGAAGATCAGCAGACACGTTTACAGTCGGAAGGATGGTGGAGCGGAAAATGGTATCAGCGCCGATCCCAGGCAATCGTTTCTGGAAAGCGCCATTCATCGCCTACTGGTCACACCACGTAAACGCTCCCGGTCGCACCTGTTAGCCCGGTCGTCAGGCGGGTAAAACCTTGCCGAATCGTCTCGCTCTTAGTAGTCCAGCAAGACATTTATCGTGGCGTGATGAACAACCAGCTCCAGATCCTGCTCGTGGAAGACGAGCCCCTCGTCCGGGAATTGATGAAGGACGTATTGAGCGATCTGGGCAATGGCGTGATCGAATGCGACCGGGCCGACGCAGGGCTTGCGTGCCTTGAATCAAACGCCGATAACATCGCCCTCCTGGTCACCGATATCCTTACCCCAGGCAGTCTGAACGGCCACCAGCTCGCTCAGATCGCTTCTCTGCGCTGGCCCAACTTGAAGGTACTCATCACCTCGGGCTACGCGGATGCCAGTACCCACCGTTTGCCACCCAACGCCACCTTCGTAGCCAAGCCCTGGTCGTATCAGCAGCTTGAGGACGCAGTACGCGCTGTCATGCAGTAGCAGCAAGGCCTCTGTAAAAGCGAAGCTGTTAATGCTGATTATTGATACAGTCCGTCCTTTACTCACGGCTGGTCTTGGTCTGATGCTGAATTTGACGTCCTTTCGGGTTGCCGTGGTCGAAGACGACCCGATGTTGGGCCAGATTCTGGAAGACCTGCTCGAAGAGCGTGGCGCTTGCTGCACGAAATATCTGACCGCCGACGATGCACTGGTAGCCCTTCTGCGCAGCGGGCAACCCGATCTTTTCATCACCGACCACCTGGTACCTGGACAGTTGACCGGCGGCGACTTGGCCAACCTGCTCATCAGCCGCTGGCCAACGCTGCCAGTCATTATCACCACTGGCTACAGCTTCGAGATCCAGGCCGATCTCCCTTCCAACGTGGTTTATCTCCAGAAGCCTTGGATGCCAGCCGCCTTGGAGTCCGCGATAGCCCAGGCGCTGAGCTGAGCAGCGCACTGTCCGGCTGAACGGCTAGTTGCCCAGCAGCCGATCAACTCGAGCAGCAAAGGCTTCAACGGAAAAGGGCTTCGCCAGCACCTCCATACCTGATCCGAGCTGACCCTCGTCTTGGAAGGCCGTATCGGCGTAGCCGGTGACAAAGAGTACCTTGAGCGCCGGGCGCACCGCCCGCGCAGTCTCGGCCAACTGCCGACCATTCATGAGACCCGGCAGGCCCACGTCCGTGATCAACAGATCGATCCGGCCATCAGCATTCAAGATCTCCAGCCCGCCCGCACTTCCTGACGCCTCGAGCGTGGTGTAGCCCAGGTCCCCGAGGATCTCGGTGGCCAGCATCCGCAGCACCGGCTCATCCTCAACGACCAGCACCACCTCACCGCGCCCTTTCTTTTCCGGCTCTGCTGCTGTCTCACCGAGGCAATCACTCGCCGGGTCATGCTCATTGCACCGCGGCATGTACAAGCACATGGTCGTGCCTTCACCTGGGGTCGAATCGACCGTGATCCAGCCGCCGGACTGCTTGGCGAAACCGTAGATCATCGACAGGCCCAGCCCGGTACCCTCTCCGACCGGCTTGGTCGTGAAGAACGGATCGAAGATGCGACTCAAGAGCTCAGGGGGTATGCCGGTCCCGGTGTCGATCACACACAAAGATAGGTAATCACCTGGATCCAGATCCAGATTCTCGGCGGCGGGATCCTCGAAGTGGTGATTGGCGGTCTGGATGGTAATGCGGCCCCCGCCAGGCATCGCGTCCCGCGCGTTGATGCAGAGATTGAGCAGCGCGTTCTCCAGTTGGGGCGGATCGATCCGCGCATGCCAGAGCTCGGGTTCGGCGACGACCACGAGTTCGATCTCCGGACCCACCGTGCGGCTGATGAGGTCAGCCATATCCGCCACCAGTGCATTGACGTCCGTCGACCGCGGATCGAGCGCCTGCCGGCGCGAGAATGCCAGGAGGCGATGCGTCAAGGCAGCCGCCTTGCTGGAGGCGCCCAGGGCCGCGCCAATATAGCGATCCAGGTCTTTTAGCCGTCCCTGGTTGAGCCGCATTCTTAGCAGCTCCATGGCGCCATTGATGGCCGCCAGCAGGTTGTTGAAATCGTGTGCCAAGCCGCCGGTGAGCTGGCCCACTGCTTCCATCTTCTGGCTCTGGCGCAAGGCGTCCTCGGCAGCGGCCAAGGCCACCGCCTGCTCCTTGTCTTCGGTGATATCGCGTCCCACCGCAATAATGACGCCCTCCCCGGCCTGTGCGGTCCAGGAGATCCACCGGTAGTCACCGCCCTTGCGGCGATAGCGATTCTCGAACCCGGTGAATCGCATACCGTGCTCAATTACATCTATTGCACCCTGCTCTGTATGAGCGATGTCGTCAGGATGAATAAGGTCGAAAAAGCTCACGTCTATGAGCTCCTCTGGCAACCAGCCAAGGATCTCGCTCCAGGCCGGATTCGATCTGATGATGCGTCCCTCAGCGTCGGCTACCAGCATGAGATCGCCAGAGAGCCGCCAGAGACGATCACGGTCACGGGTCCGCTCGGCGACCTGCCCCTCCAGCGACGTTGCGAGCTGACGGAGTTGCCGCTTTGATCGCCGTCTTTCTATGGTCGCTTGGGCGAGCTTTGCCACGTCTGAGATGAAATTCAGCTCGTCCTCAGACCAGACGCGTGGCCGATCATTGTTGACGAACAAGACGGCTTCCAGCTTGCCCCCGTCGAAGAGCGGTATGTTGGCCAGTGCCGACACGGCTACCTCAGCAAAGGCCGCAGCACCGCGCCGGGTGCGAGGGTCAACGGCGACATCGTTGACCACGATCGCCTTACCCTCGTCGAGCCCGGTTAAGGCCTCGCCGTAGCTGTTCAGAAAATGTAGACCGGCGCCGGAGGGAATCCCCGGCGCCGTCCAATCGCGCTCAATGACCAGCGTCAGCCCACCCGGCTGGATGATCCCATAGCCGACTCGGCTCACCCCCAAGGTACGACCAGTGATCTCCGCCGCGAGATAAGCGATATCGGCGGCACTGTCGAAGTCATGTTGCCGAGTACTCAGCTCGATCAGCGCGGCACGTTGAGCATCGCGGTGCTTCCGTGCAGTGATATCGGAAAACAGCACGGCAACCTGGTTGGGTGCCTGCTGCCCCAGGGGATAGGCATAGACGTCGTAGTGCCGATTATTCAGTGACGAGGCCAGGTGCTCGAAATGCACGGCCTTACCGGTAGCCAACATCTCGGCGTACCGCTCGGCCCAGGGAGACTCACCCTGAGGCGCCAGTTCACCCATCCAACGCCCGGTGATATCGGTCAGGCCCGTGATCTCGCCGAACGCCTTGTTCACCTTGAGGAAACGATAGTCCTCCGGTGCGCCCTGGTCGTTGCAGCGGACCTCGACGATGCAGAAGCCGATGGCAATGGCGTTGTAGAGGTTGCGGTAGTTCGCCTCCTGCTCAGCCACCTCCAGCTCGTTCAGCTTGGCCTGGGTGATATCGCGTGACACGGACAGGATCCGCCGGGGCTGACCAGCCTCATCGAAGATGGGTGTGACCTGAACATCCCACCATTTCGCGTTGCCCTTGAACGTCTTGGCCTCGCCTTGAAAGCGCCCCGTCCGCCCTTCACGCCCCGCCTGTAGCGCCCGCCTAGCATCCTCGTGCCCCTCACCCTCCCAGAAGTTCGGCCAAGGGCAGCCCTTGATCGAATTGAAGTCACTGACCTCCATCAGCGCCTGCCCGCCGTCGTTCATGTAGGCAACCCGCCCCTCAAGATCGAGAACCTTGATGCAGTCCCCTGAGGCAGCCAGGACGCTGCGCAGAAACGCGGAATCCGCCTTGTATTGTTCCGCGGCTGCAAGCTCGTGACGGAGGCGATCGATTTCAGTGGTAAGCGCGATAAGGGTTTGATCAGAGGTATTGGTTCGGCTGGTCATTAAGAGGGGCATGGGCAGGGAAGGATGACGCGCGGATTATCCGGCAGGACCGTGTTCACTTCCTGCGCGAGACGACAGATGGCGATACCGTCATACGAATGGCGAAGTCGCACTGCGCGACAGCGAGGCCCTGGAGACTCACATAACAGCAGGGGCCGACATGCGCCAAGACGTCTGACGGAGCCATCCATGACCAACCCTGGAAGGCTCCTTGCACATCCCCTCGCTGCTGTCGCGCCACAGCCATGACAGGCACGAACGGCAGCAACAACGGTGACCCGATCAGTCCCAAAGGAAATCACCTCACACGGGCAAGACGGTCCCAGTTACAGTGCAATCCTGCAGTCATAGCTGGCTCCCACCCCGTTAGTCACTTCAACCGCTCTCTGGCCAAGCCAGGACCGTCCCCGCCCGCTCAGCACCCGCGATTCTTGATAGACTGTTTCCCTCTCGCGGCGCAGTCGGATCAGGGCATAAACATTCACGCCCTGGCGCCTTCCCGCCGTGCCATCCTTCCCGTCTGCCGCCGAGCTCTATACGTTTTTTCCGAGTGCTTAGATTCAGCATTGAGCCAGGAAAAGCACGCTGAAACCGGGCAGAACAGTGCTACAAACGAAGTTTCCAGATGCTTGCCGAAACCGCCCTACCCCCAGCAACCATGCGCCCTGAGCCGTCCCGCCGCTTTTCCGTGGCGCCCATGATGGATCGGGCCGACTGAAGCTGGAACGCCCGGCTGGCGTGGCCTCCGGCGCCTCCCGGTTCGTCTCGTAGCAAATTTGTAGCAACGCCCTCCCCCTGCCCCACTTTTTCGCCCTTTCTCAGCCCTCAATCCGGCCTGTTCATCAACGCCTGAGTGCGGGCGTTTGAGTTCCTATGAACGTGTGAAAGCGTCACGACGAGCGCCAGACCTTTTGCGCGCCTATTGGGCTGGATCCCGGATTTATGTTCGGCCAAGGGGATGCCGTTACTTGCGTTACCTGGGCGCCCTTCACCGCGCTAAGCCCCGTGCTGCAAGGCTTTCAGCCAATCCGACTGCCGTTACTTTTCCGTTACTTCACCGTTCCTGAGTAACGGAACCCTACTGTTACTTTCAAGAATTCGTAAATGCTTATAAATCAATGACTTACATAAAAGTAACGGTAGAGGTAACGGCTAGGTTACGCAGGCAAATGCTGCCGCAAAGCTAGGCCTAGCAAGGCTTCCAGGCCTCAAGCATCTGGGCGGTAACGGAAGTAACGCCCCCGCATACCCCATATGGAAAATGGCCCATCCACGCCGCTTACGCTTGAGCCGAACGTGAGGGGTGATGAGAGGATTTCATATGGCAAGAAGGTACGAGCGCGCATATGGATCTCTCCGTCGAAGCAAAACTCACGTCCTACGTGAAGGGGTTTTTCCCACCGTCCTATCAGGTCGCAGCGACGGTCTATGCGCTAGAGGGGGCTTGTGCTCCCCTTGTCTGCATATCAGTCGCTGCCCCCAACGGAGGTACGGCATTCCACGACGCTTATCAGCATCAAATTCTCGACATCTGCTACATGGAGAAGGCCGCTGACTACCTGCGCCAGGTTGTCAGCATGGGGCTGATACCAAGCCGTCCACTCATCAGTGACCGGTGCAGGGATTCGCAGGGAAAAAGGCAGACGCAACATCCTCAGCCGGCCCAGCAGCGGCGGGAAGCGGAGCGCCCTGCAGGGCTGCGGAAAAAGGGACACATTTAGCCCGCAGGCGTGGCGGGGGGACGACGGCGCGCGCCAGGTACAGTCTCGCGGCGTTCAGCTGGTCTGGCGGTTCATCTCACCATCGGGAACTAATTCGAGTGCCTCGCGCGCCCCGTCCTCTTTCCTGTGTGCTAGGACTAGCTATCCGCCGGACCGGTGGTGATAGTGGCCACTGAACGTAAGGTTTGGGTCGACCTCCCATGGCTGAGGCCATTCTGGTCTCCTTGAGAGGTAGTCGGATGATCATCGATATGCGTACCTGGGCCCGAATAGGCGCGTCAGGCGCAAGCGCCCGCACAACCGCCCCACTGTCGGTGTTGCAAAGCTCCATCAACAGCCTTCATTTGGCCAACCAGTCGCGGAAGGAACAACTCGAGCAGTTATCGGCACAGGCCGTCGAGCCCGATCCTATTGAACCGCCAAATTCCGACACGCCTGGTGTTCCAGGAACAACGGATGCCGATGAAGATGTCGATCCGGGTGACGTCGATGACCAGGCCGGTGCAGGCGACCCCCTAAACCGTTGATACGAACGCGCTGGGGATCTTTTTAACGCAGGTCTTTGCCGCTCCACTCTTGGCTGGCAAGGAAGCTTATCCGGTGCCGCGAAGATACAGTGGTCCATGTCTCCTCGGTGGTGGTGCGATGCCAAGAGCGGCAGTCATCTGACCCCTAATGAGGCATCCGAGGCTAAAATATGTCCTTCTTCTTAACCGGTATCGGCAACTTGCAGGTACTGCTGGACAATTGTCTTCAGCGCGAGCGTGACTATTTCAGTCAACCTGCAGGAAAGCGTCGCTGCGCTGACCCATTCGTCTTCGTGCGAGCCGCACTTATCTACCGCAAGCGGCAGGACACGGGTGCCGAACGGGCAATCTGTGAGCGATGGGACCTTATCCTTCAAGATTTTGAGAGTCAGGCGCAGGCGGTAGAAATGAGCGGACGTGATAACGCCCTGGGTCTGCAACTGCGTAGTCGCAAGCAGCTGCTAGAACGGCGCGACGCGACGCAGATGCGACTGCTGCCGCGGCAACGCGAGACTGGCTAAACGCCGGTTCTGATCGATAAAGCCGAACAGGTAGAATCGCTATTGAGCCAGGCTAGATCTTCGCATAGAGCTTAATTTTTAGTGTTGACCAACTCATACTGCCGGAAGCGGATCACCTCCTCTCCCAGCCAGTCGTTGACCTGAGCCAGCCGCGCCTGCAGCGGCTCCAGCTCATTGGCCGCATACACCTCCGCCGCCTCCTTGATCGATCCGAACCCACCCGCGTTTTGCGGCACGATGCCCATCAGCTGCGGCGGGATCCGCAAACCCGCGAGCATGTCGTCGCGGGTGATGCTCTTGATCGAGTTGAATTCGTCCTTCGCCGCCACCTCGCTGACCGGGATCAGTTGGATACCGTCCTTCTTGCCGTTGGGTGCGTAGACGAAGAGGTTGCGGAAGTTGCCGGGGCCCTTCGCCGAGCGCAGCGCGGTGCGCAGGGAGTCGATGTCCTCCTCCTTCTGCGCGGCGTCGGTCATGTAAAAGATGAAGCCGGCGTGGCTGCCGTTGTTGTAGTACTTGCGCCGGAACAGCGTGGCCGACTCATTGAGCAGCGCCGACTGCATGGCGGCGAGCCACTCAGGCATGCCGTAGATCTCCTGGTTGATGTCGGCCTCGCGGAGGTGGCAGATGGTGCCCGGGGCGAATTCGTGTTCGTCCTGCCAGCCCCTGACCTGGAAGAAGCGGCCCTCCTCCCCTCGCCGCATGTACTTGGCCAGCGGCGACTGTAGGCTGATCGGCGTGCCCAGGCGTGACTGGCGGCGCTCTAGGTAGGCGTTGCCGCACCAGAGGTAGTCCAGGGCCAGCTGCTCGAACGCGGCGCGGCTCAACAGCGGGTGCGGAATGAAGGTGCGGGCCAGGAGATTGCGCTTGAACTTGAGCCCGGAATCCAGATAGACGCTGGCCCGGGTGGCCTTGGCCAGGCCATCGAGGGACAGCGGCGGGTCGTAGTAGCGGCCGTTGAACCAGCACTCCAGGTAGTCGAGGACCTCGCGGCCGTCGAGCACCGGTGCCGGGTCGCCAAAGGTAAAGGCCTCGACGCCGGGCGCTTGCGCGGCCGGGCTGACCAGGGCGTTGGAATCGCTCATCAGTAGATCTCCATGACGCCGGTGTTGCGGCCGGTCTGGCCCTCCAGCGGCTCGTTGTGCAGGGCATGAAAAAGGGCCCACGCGAGATCCGCATGGCCTGTGGTGTCGTTGCGGCCGGCCGTGTAGGTGAACTGGCGGCCGCTGGCGGTGGTGGTCTTGCGAATAGCCATGAGCGACTGGGCGACATCGGTCCAGCCGGCATCGAATTCGAGCCGGCCGTTCTTGATCACGTCGTAGGCCTTGAGCACCAGGCGGGTCTTGACCTCGGGCGAGTAGCTGAAGGTGGTCAGCCCCGGGAAGAATTGGCGCACCAGCTGGGCCACGCCGCTGCCCATACCGGTGACATCGATGCCGATGTAGCTCACCCAGTAGCGCTGGCAGACCTGGCGGATCGCCTCGGCCTGGGCGGCGAAGTCCATACCGCGGAACTGGTGGCGCTCGAGCACGCGGAACTTGCCGCCCGGTACCACCGGCGGAGCGATCACCACCAGGCCAGCGGTGTCGCCGGTCTCGGCAGGGTCATAGCCGACCCAGACCGGACGCTCGCCCAGGGGGCGGGCTGCAAACGGTTTGTAGTCCTCTGCCCACTCAACCCAGCTGTCCACCATGCACGGCTGCAGCATGGCCAGGGGGAAGATGCTCGCGCCGTCGTCGACGAATTGGCACATCAGCAGGTTCTGGAAGGCCTCGGCGCTGTATTCGAGCTTGAGCTCTTCCAGGTCGAACAGGTCGCAGCCGCGGGCCTCGGCATCGAGGATGGTGACGATCTGCCGCCAGATCCGATCCTCGCAGAGCCGGCCCTGCTGCAGGGCGTCATGGGAGACGTCCAGTTTCAGGTGCTGGGCGACCGGCTTGCCCTTGTTGAAGCGCTCGCCGGTCCAGAAGGTATAGGCCTCATGGGCCATGGAGCTGGGCGTCGAGAAGTAGGTGCGGCGGTATTGCTTCTGCATGGCCATGCCGCTGGCCACCTTGTTCAGCTCTTCGAAGCGAAAGGTCCAGAAGAATTCGTCGAAGTAGAAATTGCCGTGGTAGCCCTGGGCGGTGCGGGCATTGGTGCCGAGGAAATGCAGCTCGGCGCCGTTCGCCAGGATGATCGGATCCCCCGTCACCTCGACACTGCAGACCTCCCGGGCGAAGGCCTGGATATACGCCTTGAAGATATGCGCCTGGTTCTTGCTGGCCGAGAGGAAGATCTGATTGCGCCCGGTGATCAGGGCGTCCAGGAAGGCTTCGCGGGCGAAGTAGAAGGTGGCGCCGATCTGCCGGCTCTTGAGGATGGCGCGGGTCCGCTGCTGGCCTGCTCGGTACCAGTCCAGCTGGTAGCCGAAGCACTGGTCGCGGAACGCGCTTTCGAGGGCCTCGATCTGCTCCTCGGTGAACTCATTGCGCGCGGCCTTCTTCTTCGACCCGGCATTGCGGTTGTCCAGTTTGGGATTGAGCTCGGCCTCGGTACCTCCGCCTTGGAAGCGCTGGATCCGCGCCTGGCGCTCCAGCTGGCGGTGCAGCAGGTCAATCTCCTTAAAGTCGCCGCCGGTTTTGCCGTCCTTGAGGATCAGCTGCACCAGGCGCGCTTCCAGGGCGCCGCCGATCCGCTCGACGTTGTCCGCCCGATCCCATTCGTCCCGGGCCTTCCAGCTATGGACGGTCTTTTCCTTCTCCTCGATCGCCTCGGCGATCTCTGTTACCCGCCAGCCCATCCAGTAGAGATGCTTGGCGCGGCGGCGCACGTCCATCAGCAGGTCGGTGGGCGGGATAGGCACGGAGTCGGATTCAGGTAGGCTTTTCATGGCCGCCAGACTGCCGCCCCGGCTTCCTCCTCCATAGCGCGCGGATTTGTACAGGGCGCCACTACAACGGCCCCTCGTTGCTGGGACGCGCGGGCGTCCCGACCATGCCCCTCATCGCCCAAGCACTCCCGCTAAGCCTTTGAGGATCCCCGGCATGGCCGACCCCAAGACCCCGAAACTTCGCTCTCCCTTCTTCCGTGTCGCCGTCGAGGGCGCCACCAGCGATGGCCGCCAGATCGAACGCGCCTGGATCGAGCAGGCCGCGGCCAGCTACAACCCCAAGACCTACGGCGCCCGCATCTGGATGGAGCACATCCGCAGCAGCGTGGCGGACAGCCCCTTCAAGGCCTACGGCGACGTGGTCGCAGTGAAGGCTGAAGAGGTCGAGATCAACGGCCAGAAGAAGCTGGCCCTCTTCGCCCAGATCGAGCCCACCGCCGACCTGGTGGCCATGAACAAGGCCAAGCAGAAGATCTACACCTCGATCGAGATCTCGCCCAAGTTCGCCGACACCGGCGCCGCCTACCTGGTCGGCCTGGGCATCACCGACAGCCCGGCCAGCCTGGGTACCGACGTGCTGTCCTTCGCCGCGGCCAATCCGGCGGCCAATCCCTATGCCAGCCGCAAGCTGCACGCGGACAACCTGTTCACCGTGGCCGAAGAGACCGCTCTCACCTTCGACGAGGTGGAGGACAAGCCCGGTCTGGGCGCCCTGCTCTTCGCCAAGGTCCAGGAGCTGCTCAAGGGCAAGGAGGCGCAGACCCAGGGTGAGTTCGCCCAGTTCGGCGCCGCGGTCACTGCCGTGGCCGAGCACGTTCGCGAGCAGGACGAGCGCTTCACCCGCACCGAGGCCGCCCTCACCGAGCTGACGGGCAAGCACCAGCAGCTGCAGACCGACTTCGCCGCCCTGCAGCTGCAGCTCAGCCAAACCCAAGACCCCAACCAACCCAAGCGCCCTCCGGTCACCGGCGGCGATGGCCAAAACCTGACCGACTGCTGATCAGCCGTTCACCTTTCCGGAGAGATCCATGCGTAACGATACCCGTGTGCTGTTCAACCAATACCTGGAGCAGGTCGCCAAGCTGTCCGGCGTCTCCTCCTCCGCGGCGACCTTCGCCGTAGCGCCCACCATCCAGCAAAAGCTGGAGACCCGCATCCAGGAGTCCAGCGACTTCCTGAGCAAGGTCAACGTCATTCCCGTCGACGAGCTGATGGGCGAAAAGGTCGGCCTGGGCGTCTCCGGCACCATCGCCGGCCGCACCGACACCAGCGGCACCGCGACCCGCCAACCCCGCGAGATGCAGGCGCTCGACAACCGCGGGTACGAGTGCAAGAAGACCGACTTCGACACCGCCATCACCTACCAGCTGCTGGATACCTGGGCCAAGTTCCCCGACTTCCAGTCGCGCCTGCGTGACGCCATCGTGAAGCGGCAGGCCCTGGACCGCTTGATGATCGGCTTCAACGGCACCAGCGCCGCGGCCACCACCAACCGCGCCACCAACCCGCTGCTGCAGGACGTGAACATCGGCTGGCTGCAGCAGTACCGCAGCAATGCACCGCAGCGCGTGCTGAAGTCGGGCAAGGCCGAAGGCAAGATCGTGATCGGTACCGGCAGCGACGCCGACTACAACAACCTGGACGCCCTGGTCTTCGACGCGGTCAGCAACCTGATCGACCCCTGGTACCGCAAGGATCCGGGCCTGGTGGTGATCCTCGGCCGCGACCTGGTGCACGACAAGTACTTCCCGCTGGTGAACAAGGAGCAACCCGCCTCCGAGAAGCTGGCCACTGATGTGATCCTGGCCCAGCGCCGCATGGGCGGCCTGCAGCCGGTGGAGGTGCCGTACTGCCCGGACAACGGGATGCTCATCACCTCGCTGCAGAACCTGTCGCTGTACTACCAAACCGGTGGCCGCCGCCGCTTCGTCAAGGAGGCGCCGGAGAAGAACCGCATCGAGAACTACGAATCGAGCAACGACGCCTACGTGGTCGAGGACTACGGCTTCGGCTGCCTGATCGAAAACATCGTGACGGGCGTGTAAGCCATGGCCTCCTCTCCCGCGAAAAGCCACTTCCAGGCAGCTGCAGCGGCGCTCGCCGCCGCGGCCGCCGGGCCGGCCGACAGCATGGCGGGCCGCACCGTGTACGAGCAGCAGCTGGCCCAGCTGCTGCAGGACCGGCTGCGACTCAAGCAGGTGCAATCCACCCAGGCCAAGGCCGAGCTCAAGCGGCAGCTGCTCGGTGCCTACGCCGACTATGTCAGCGGCGTGCTCGAGGGCGGCAACGGCGCCCAAGACGAAGTGCTGGTCACCGTGATGATCTGGCGCATCGATGCCGGCGAGTTCGCCGGCGCCCTGGACATCGCCGCCTATGTGCTGCGCCACGGCCTCCTGATGCCCGATCGCTTCGAGCGCACCCCGGGCTGCCTGATTGCCGAGGAAGTGGCCGAGGGCGCACTGGCGGCGCAGAAGGCCGGCCAGACCTTCGACCTGGACATCCTGATCCGCACCGCCGTGCTCACCGATGAGCACGACATGCCCGACGAGGCGCGCGCCAAGCTCTACCTGGCCATCGGCCGGGCCGAGTTGGCCGACGTCGACGAGGATCGACCCGGCCGACCGGGCCAACTGGTCTCGGCGATCGAGATGCTACGCAAGGCGATCGGCTTGCACGACCGCTGCGGCGGCAAGAAAGACCTGGAACGGGCCGAGCGCCTGGCCAAGAAACATGCCGCCCCTGGCGGCTAACCGAGCGGTCCCCCGCAACCCCGCCGGCTCGGGGCGGATCGGCCAGGCCTCGCCTAGGACCGTGAAGCCCCGACCACCGGCGACCCATTCGAGAGCAGCACCATGAGCGGATTCGTTGCAGGCGGCACCGTCGCCAGCGGTCAAGTGGTGTCCGACCCCTTCTGGCCGGCGATCGATCTGGACCAGGTCCGAGCGCGGGTGCGGATCGACAGCAGCGTCAGCACGGAGAAGCTGAAAGCGGCGGTGATCGCCGCGGCTATCGGCGTCAACCGCGAGCTCGCCGGCTACCGCTTCGCCCAGTCCACCAGCGGCTACACGACCCTGGCCGCCGTGCCCGGGCTACTGGTCGACGGCGTCAGCGAGCGTGCCCACCTCTACTTGCGCGCGATCGATGCCGCCACCGCGGCCGAGGTCGCCGAGCGATACCGCAGCTATGACAGCACCGCCAAGGGCGACAAGGACGCCGAGGCTCAGACACCCACCATCGACGAGTACCGGCGTGATCAGCGCTGGGCCATCCGCGACTTCCTGGGCCTGGCCCGGACCACCGTGGAGCTCATCTGATGGCCACCGCCGTGCGCGCCCAGCAAGGCGACACCCTGGACCGGATCTGCCTGCGGCACTACGGGCGCACCCAGGGCGTCACCGAGGCCGCGCTCGAAGCCAACCCGGGCCTGGCCGAGTTCGGCCCGATCCTGCCAATCGGCATCCCTATCACTCTGCCAGACGCCCCCGCCCAAGCCTCTGCCGGCATTGCCGCGCAGCAGCCGGTGAACCTCTGGGACTGACCCCATGCACGAGAAACCTCCTATGCCCGACCGTCCCGACACCTGGGCCTGGCTCGCCGCCTGGCTCGAAGACAACTGGCCTGCGCTCTACGCCGGACTGGTGGCCGGCGTCATCGCCGCCCTGCGCATCGCCTACGGCGGCGGCACCCTGCGGCGCGTGCTGCTCGAAGCGCCGCTCTGTGGCGCCCTAGCCCTGGCGGCGAGCCATGGCCTTTCCCTACTGGGCATCCCTGCCAGTACTGGCCCCTTCTGGGGCGGAATCATCGGCCTGCTGGGCGTAGAGGGCACTCGCGCTGCAGCTAAACGCTTCGTCGAACGCAAGGTGGAGACGCAATGAACCAGCCCAAGATCCTACTCATCGGCGCTCACGGCCTGGCCGTGAGCGACCTGCAGAAAGCCCTGGCCGCGGCCGGCTTCACCGTTGACCTGGACGGCGACTACGACGAAGGCACCGAGCAGGCCGTCGCAGCCTTCCAGCGCTCTGTCGGCCTGGTGGCCGATGGCATCGCCGGCCCGAAGACCTTCGCCGCCTTGCTCGGCAAGCGCGATCCGCTCCACCTGGGCTACGCCGACCTCGAGCTCGCCGCCAAGACCCTGAGCGTCCCCATCGCGGCCGTCCAGGCGGTCAATGAGGTCGAGTCCAAGGGCGAAGGCTTCCTGGACAACGGCCGGGTGGTGATCCTGTTCGAGCGCCACGTCTTCTACCAGCGCCTGGTCAAGGCCCACGGCCAGCCCGAAGCCGATCGCCTGGCTGCGCTCAACCCGAACCTGATCAACCCGAAGTCCGGCGGCTACGCCGGCGGCGCGGCCGAGTGGCAGCGCCTAACCTCGGCCCGGCAGATCGACGAGGCCTGCGCGCTGGAGTCGTGCAGCTGGGGCCTCTTCCAGGTCATGGGCTACCACTGGCAGGACCTCGGCTATGCCAGCGTTCAGGATTTCGTCACCCGCATGCAGGCCAGCGAAGCCGAGCAGCTCGACGCCTTCATCCGCTTCGTCAAGGCGGAGCCGGCGCTGCTCAAGGCACTCAAGGCGGGCAAGTGGGCAGACTTCGCCCGCGGCTACAACGGCCCGGCCTACGCTCGCAACCTCTACGACGTGAAGCTCGAGCGCGCCTTCGCCCGCTACAGCACCGCCGCCCCGGCTAAGGACGCCGCATGACACACGTCACCGACGTGCAGCGCCTCGAACCGCAGGATGGGGAGGTCTTCATCCTGCCGGCTGGTGCGTCCTTCGAGGAGGCCGAGCGCCTCTGCGAAGCCATCCAGACCGCCAAGCCGGGCGTGCGGGCTGTCGTAGTAATCGGCGAGCTCGAGCACCTGGACCAGGCGGCGATGAACCGCGCGGGCTGGTACCGCCAATGATCAGCTGGAAGGAGAAGGCGCTCTTCGCGCTGGCCTTGGTCCTGACAATCGCCGTGCTCTGCCTGGCCCTCTATGGCCAGGGCCTGCGCATCGACCTGGCCAACCAGAAGCGCGAGGCCACCGAGGACCAGGTCACCCAGCTGACCGGCGAGCGCGACCGCCTCACGGCCACCCTCACCGAGCAGCGGGCCGCCCAGGCCCAGCTGCAGACCACCCAGAAAGACCTGCGCCGCGAGATCGATGTCCGCAAGCGCCGGATCCAGGAACTCGAAGATGAAAACGCCGACCTCAAAGCTTGGGCTGGCCAGCCTCTGCCTGCTGCTGCTCGCCGGCTGCGCCAACGGCCCGTCCTCACCGGAGCCACGGCTTACCGTGAGTGGCTGTCCAGTGGTAACGCGCTGCCAGCTGCCGTCGACCCACCCGCGCAATAACGGCGAGCTCCTGGACGACAGCGAGGCGCTGGAAGCGGCCTGGGCCGACTGCGCCGCCCAGGTCGATATGGTCTATGACGCCCAGCTGGCCCACCCATGAACAAGCCCGAGAGCCTGCGCGCTTACCTGCTCGCTGCCGTGCCGGAGCTGCGCCACAGCCCTGACCGGCTGCTGGTCTTCATCGACAAGGGCAAGCTGCGCTGCACCGCTGCGGCCAGCCTTTCCTGGGAATACGGCTACGAGCTGCAGATCATCCTCACCGACTTCGCCGGCCACCCGGACGCCGTGATGCTGCCGCTGCTGGCCTGGGTCCGGACGAACCAGTCCGAGCTCCTGGTCAACCTGGACAAGTCCGCCCAGGGGATCGGCTTCGAGGCCGACATCCTGGACAACTCCAAGGTGGACCTGGCGATCACCCTGCCCCTCACCGAGCGGGTGGTCGTGAAACGCCAGCCGGACGACACCTATCAGCTGAGCCACGTGCCCGAGTCCCCGTACACCGAGTACCAGGAACCGGCCACCTGGCAGGTCTTCGCCGGCGACGAGCTGCTCGCCGAATGGCAATCCGGATCCGCTGGCGACGCCCTGGCCCTGGAAACACCGCAGCCGGGCCGCAACCGTGGCTGACCTCGAGGCGCTGGAGAACTGGCTCTCACCGCTGCTGCAGAAGCTCGACGTCCGCGGCCGGGCCCAACTAGCCCGCAAGGCTGCCCAGCAGCTACGCCGCAGCCAGCAGCAGCGGATCCGCGCCCAGGTGAACCCGGACGGCTCACCGTTCGAGGCGCGCAAGCCGCGGGATCTGCGCGGCAAGAAGGGCCGGATCAAGCGGCGCATGTTCGAGAAGCTCAAGATGGCCCGCTACCTCAAGGCCAAGGGTTCGCCACAGCAGGCTGTGATTGGCTTCGCCGGCCGCGTCTCCCGCATCGCCCGCGTCCACCAATACGGATTGAAAGACCGGGCTGACCGTGGCGCCCCCGAGGTTCGCTACGCCCGCCGCGAACTGCTTGGTCTGTCTGACCAGGACCTGCAGCAACTCCGCGACTCGCTCCTGGGTGGCCTACTCGATTGAGCTCATGACATAGCTGTCTCGCACCTATAACCCTGATCCTACTGCCTGCTGCTGTGAGGCGTAGTACATGCGGTCCAGAAGTCTCAGGCGATGCTCTTGCTCGAGGTCGAGTCTCTTTCGCTCTCTAACGAGCAGCATCTCGATGGATTCGAAACATGGGTGCATCCTCGGGGTACGCGCGAGAAGAACTTCGTACTTTTCTACCTGGATGTCATGCCTGGCGATCATAGTTTCGCAGCGCTGTAGCGCCACATGCATCGATGAGCGCATGCCGGTCACCTCGCTTCTTAAGCGGCTACTTCGCTAGACAATATGCTAGTCGGTACGCTTAGAAGTGCTCATCTAAACGGTACAGTGCCGGGATGGCTCACCGTTGGAGGGGTGCAAACCTTGGGATTTGCGCGGCAAAAAGGACAGATCAAGCGGCGGATGTTCGAGAAGCTACGGCTGGCCCTCTATCTCAAGGCCAAGGGCACACCGCAGCAGGCAATGATTGGCTTTGTCGGATGTGCAGCCCGTAATGCTCAAACACAAATCTTGGCCTTAAAGACCGACCATCGAAGGGCGCGTCAGAAGTAATATCTGCAAAACGTAAGCAGTGGGAATAACAGACAACGACCTAAATAAATTATCTACACCAATAACTAACGATTTCAAAGCGTGATTGCCGCATCAATCATTTGACACCAGAAGCAATATCTATCTTCCTTGCAGTATTTTTAAAATTTCCAATATTAGTATATTTTTTTTCGGTTGTAACCACCTGAGCCACTAAGGTCCACTTCTTTTCTTGATCTCCCGAGGATGCTTCCATTTTCCGAATAGCGAAATTCCTGTGCGCTAAGCCCTCTTTTTCCACTGGGAAATACGCTATCAAAAGCCCCAGCAAGATGCAGCCTTCATCTGAGTCTTCGAATGCAACCCCACCATCTCTACCCCTGATATCATCTAAAACCTCAAAAGGTGTAATTGCACCATCTGTGATCTTCTTAAATAGCGGATAGTCAATAGCTCTTACAACAATCAACAATGCTACAAGCTGCGGATGCAGATTTTGTTTTTTTGGAGTGAGATCCAACACAATTTTAAACCTTGTTATACACCGCTCCCTCGCCCTTAGTGTAAGACCATAGATATCTGCCAGAGCCGTGAAGTATTCAACAAACAGCTCCCGATCTTGCACTAAACCAACTGGACCTCTGCCATTTTCGTCAAAGAAGTAGCTATCAATATCAAAACCTTGCAGCATTGCCATTGTGAATGCTTTAGAGTCACCACTAGGCAAGCCGTACTCAATATCAAAAAACCGTCTGAGGTACTCTTGGGCGTCAATACTGTTACCGTACACCGCGCGAACTACCGCCTCTAACTGTTTCTTGTCGACAGAAAGCACAAAGAAAATATTAGCCAAATCAAAAAGATGCTTTATTCTTTCAAGTAATTGAATAGCAAAGCTGGGTCGGCATCTATCAAGCTCATCGATGAAAAACACTAAAGTGGGCTTCTTACCATTTGACTCTAAAGCAGAAACAGTCTTTTCGAGCTCTGTCCGAAAGCGATCAAACAGCGCAACCTCTACCTTATAAGCATCAACCATATCTGAAAAACTATCAGAACCCAACTCTGCTACGATCGCTTCGACTTCTTCATCCAGATCCAAACCACCCAGAGTAACAGCCTTAATTCCCGCCACCGCACCCCGCTTCGCCAATATTCCAGTTATTTTTTTGACATTCTTAATACCTGGAAGCGCTTTTTTTCTCGAGGCCTCTTTTAGAGCAGACTCTACGCTTGCGACTAGAGCAACCAAGGGATCAATAACGTGATCAGATTTCCAAGCATCAAAATAGACGCACTGAAAATCCTCGTTCGAAAGCGTTGCGCGCAGCATCTGCACAAGAACTGACTTGCCGGTCCCCCAAGGCGAATCCAAAGCCATCACAAATGGACCGCCGGTACGTGCCACAAGGTTTTTCAACAGCTCGACCACCTCCCTTCTTTCAAATGCATCATTTGCAAAAGGATTATCCAGAGGCACTTCTATCGAATTAACTCGGTAAGCCATCTTCTTCTCACTTGTCTTTTTAATCTTTGTAGAGCGAAGCACTACAAATCAGATTCAATGATCGTTTCAGAAAAATCTAGCAGTTTATCGGCATGACCGATACCGCCGCCCTTTCCCGCCTCATCGAGAACCTGATCCGCCTCGGCACCGTCGCCGAGGTTGACCATGGCAGTCTCCAAGCCAACCGCCCTGCCCGGGTTCAGGTTCAGAGCGGCGAGCTGCTGACCGGCTGGTTGCCCTGGACCGCCCTGCGCGCCGGCACCACCCGCGACTGGGATCCGCCCACCGTGGGCGAGCAGGTCCTAGTCCTCAGCCCCAGCGGCCAAACCGCCCAGGGCATCGCCATCACCGGCCTGTTCAGCGCGCTCATCCCTGCCAACGGCGATCGCGCCGGCCTGCACCGCCGCACCTACCCGGACGGCGCGGTTGTCGAGTACGACAGCGAAGCCCACCAGCTGCTGGCCACCCTGCCCGCCGCCGGCCGGGTCGAGATCGTCGCCCCGGGCGGTTTCAAGCTGCAGGGCGACGTGGACATCGACGGCCTGGTGACCGTGACCCGCGACGTCGTCGCCGCCGGCATCAGCCTGGTCAAGCACCCACATGGCGGCGTCCAGGCCGGCAACGCGAAGACCGGAGCGCCCACGCCATGATGAGCCGCACCACCGGTCTCGCCGTCACCGAGCTCGAGGAGCTCCAGCAATCGGTCGGTGACATCCTCACCACGCCGATCGGCACCCGCGTGATGCGCCGCCCCTATGGCTGCGACCTGTTCAGCCTGATAGATCAGCCGTTCAACGACGCCACCGCGCTGCAGGCCAAGGCCGTGGCCGTGATCGCCCTCATGCGCTGGGAGCCGCGGCTCAACCTCACCCGCATCGCGCTCACCCTGGGCGACGCCCCGGGCCAGGCCTTCGTCGACCTGGAGGGCTACAGCACCGTCACCAACGCCGCCGTCAGCCTGCGCGCCCCCCTGGTCTTTGGAGGCCTCGCATGATCGACCTTTCCCTCCTGCCGTTGCCCGACGTCGTCGAGTCCCTGGACTACGAGACCCTGCTGGCCGCCCGCAAGGCCCGCCTGGTCAGCCTGTACCCGGCCGCCGAGCAGGCCAACATCGCCGCGCGCCTGGAGCTGGAGTCGCAGCCGCTGAACAAGCTGCTCCAGGAGAACACCTACCGCGAGCTCATCCTCCGCCAGCGCATCAATGATGGCGCCAAGGCGGTGATGCTGGCCTACGCCACCGGTGCGGACCTGGAGAACGTCGCGGCCTGGTACGGCGTCCAGCGCCTGCTGGTGACGCCGGCGGACACCCGCGTCACCCCGGCCATCCCCGCCGTCTATGAGACAGACGATCGCCTGCGGTACCGGACCCAGCTCGCCCTGGAAGGCTTCACCACCGCCGGCCCGCGCAACGCCTACCGCTACCACGCGCTGTCCGCCTCGGCCCAGGTCAAGGACGTGGCCATCCTGCGTCCCATCCAGGGCACCGTGCGCGTCGTGGTCCTGAGCACCGAAGGCGACGGCGCGCCGAGCGCCGCGCTGCTGGCCACCGTGACCGCGGCGCTTAACGACGAAGACGTCCGGCCACTCTGCGACACCGTCGAAGTAGTCGCCGCCGAGATCCTGCCCTACCAGGTAGCGGCCACCCTGATCTTCTACAGCGGCCCGGACATGGCCGTCGTGCAAGCCGCGGCCCTGGCCAAGGCGAAGGCCTACGTGGCCGAGCGCCATGCCATGGGCCAGGACGTCTCCCGCTCGGGCCTGTTCGCCGCGCTGCATCAGAGCGGCGTGCAGAACGTCATCCTGACCAGCCCGGCCACCGACCTCGAGGTCACCCAGCACCAGGCCGCCTACTGCACCGGCATCACCCTGACCCAGGGCGGCACCGATGAGTAGCGTGCTGCTCCCACCCAACAGCCTGCCCCTGGAGCGTGCGATCGCCGCCAGCGGCGCCGGCCTCGATGCGCTGCCGGTCCCGATCCGCGATCTGTGGAACCCCTGGAAGTGCCCGGCCGCGGTGCTGCCCTGGCTGGCCTGGGCGGTCTCGGTGGATGACTGGGACGTCAACTGGGGTGAGGACGCCAAGCGCCAGATCATCGCGGATTCCGTCACCGTCCACCGGCACAAGGGCACCCGCGGCGCCGTCCGCCGCGCCCTGACCAATCTGCTCGGCTCTGAGGCCTTCACCCTCATCGAGGGCGCCACCGGTGGCCTCTACGACGGCAGCCGCACCTACAACGGCGACAACTTCTACGGCCACGACGAGCACTGGGCCAAGTACAGCGTGTACGTCACCCAGCTCATCAGCGTGGCCCAGGCCGCGCGGATCCGCCAAACCCTCGCCGACGTCGCCCCGGCGCGCTGCGAGCTCATTGCCCTCAACTTCACCGCTGCGCTCAACGATCACAGCGGCACCTTCCGTTACGACGAGACCTTTACCTACGGAGTCGCTTGATGACGAACCTCACCGAAAAAGAGCAGTGGGAGGACGGCGTCTACCAGATCGAGAAAACCGATCCGGTAGTCGGCGGCCCCGATGGGCTCTCCAACCGCCAGGGCCAGCAGTTGGCCAACCGCACCAAGTACCTCAAAGGCCTGGTCGATGCATTGTTGAGCGGAACGAAAAACGCCGCGATTGCTGCTAGGCTTGCAACCGCGCGCGCGATAGGCCTGACGGGGGACGCCAGCGGTACGGCCAACTTCGACGGCTCAGCCAATGCCAGCATCACCGTGACCCTGGCCAAGACTGGCGTAGCAGCCAGCACCTATGGCGGAGTGACCGTCGACGAGAAAGGCCGCGTGACGGCCGGAGCTGTCGTCACGCCGATCGCCAATGGCGGTACCGGCAACAGCACCGGCCAAGCGCCCAGCGCCACCAAGCTGGCCACCGCCCGGACCATCAACGGCGTGGCCTTCGACGGCACCGGCAACATCGCCATCACCGACGACAGCAAGGCGCCGCTCAACTCGCCGGTGCTGACCGGAGATCCGCGCGCGCCAACCCCGGCCGCCGGCGACAATGACACCAGCATCGCCACCACCGCCTTCGTCCAGGCCGCGATCGCCGCCCTGGTCAACGGCTCGCCGGAAGCGCTCAACCAGCTTAACGAACTGGCGGCCGCCCTGGGCAACAACCCGAACTACGCCACCGATATGGCCACGGCGCTGGGGCTCAAGGCCAACACCGAATCGCCGACCCTGACCGGTACGCCCAAGGCGCCCACGGCGGGAATCGCCACCAACACCACCCAGATCGCGACCACCGCCTTTGTGCAGGCCGTGATGGCGGCCTACGGGCTGGCCGGCGCGGCGCCGGTACAGAACAACGCGATAAACCTCAACGACGCACCGGTAGGAGGCATGATCCGCTGTGAAGACGTCGTGACCGCCGGCGCAGCCTTGAACTGGCCGGTGACCGGTGCGGCGGATGCGGCCCGGGTTGCATTCGAGGTCTTCACCCACGGCCAGCCGGGCTCGGGTGCTCGATTGACCCAGGTGGCCACCGAAATATTTGGCGCCTCGGGCGGTCGTGGGCGGACGTTCGTTCGGGTGCGGCACGACGCGAGCTGGTATCCGTGGCGCGAATTCGCGTTCGCCGACCAGCTGGCCAACGTTGCCCGAACCGGCAAGTTTTCCGATCTCCAGGACCAGACCGATCATATACTCAAAGGCACGACGACGGGCAATGGCTGGAAGCTGGTCACCCTGCAGAACCTCGAAGCCGCTGGAAACCTGTCGCTCGAATACCGCAACAGTGCCGGTATCACCACGCTGTGCTACCAGGGCGTCAACGACGGCAACGGCGGCTGGAGGCCTCGCTGGTTCTTCACGCCCAGCGGCTCAGCTACCGCAGACCGCCGCGCTTATTTCGGCGGCCTCAATGACCAGGACCAGATGGAGTACGTGGTCAAGACGCGAATCCGCCCGGGCAGCAGCTGGGTCACCGATCCCAGCGGGGCCAGCCTGTGCGTCCAGAGCGATGCCGGCGACGGCACGGGTGGCCTCTCCGTCATGAGCTACGCGCCCACTGTGGCCATGCTCGATCGGACCGGCGGCGCCAAGTCCTCGCGATGGAAGACCGACGGCAACAACCTGTTCCTGGAGTGGGACAATGGCGACAATGGGGCAACGTGGAACCCGTCCCTGCTGAGCGTGACCCCTGGCGGTGAGGTTCGGTCGCTGTCGTCGAACTCCTATCGGATCGTGTCCGGCAATTACGGCACCTTCTGGCGCAACGACGGCAATTACCTGTGGCTCATGGTCACCGCTTCGGCTGATCAGTATGGCGGTTACAACTCGCTGCGTCCGTTCTCGGTCAGGCTGGATACCGGCAAGGTCGTGGTAGGCAATGGCATCGAAATGCCGAGCAAAGCCCGCGGCGACAGCACCAACGATGGCGCCAATACTGCCTTTGTCCAGGACGCCACCGGCACCCGCACCGCCGAGGTCGTCTTCTTCCCCAGCAGCTCGGCGCCGGCCGGCTTCCTCAAGGCCAACGGCGCGGCCGTTTCGCGTTCAACCTACGCAGCTCTCTTTGCCGTGATCGGTACCAACTTCGGCGCAGGGGATGGCTCCAGCACGTTCAACCTGCCGGATCTGCGTGGTGAGTTCCTGCGCGCCTGGGACGACGGGCGCGGCGTCGATGGCGGTCGGGCCCTCAACACCAGCCAGGCCAGCCAGAACCTGAACCACACCCACAGCGCCACCGCGGCGAACGCCGGTGCCCACCAGCACACCATGTCGTTCAAGCAGGATCGGGCGCCGGAAGGTGCCGGTAATGCCGTGTATGGCGATGAGGCCTATTACTCCGGTGAAGCCAGTCAGGGCACCAGCACCGCGGGCGACCACACCCACACCATCACCGTCAGCTTCAGCGGCGGCACCGAATCACGCCCGCGCAACATCGCGTTGCTGGCCTGCATCAAGTATTGAGGATCGCACCATGACCGTTACCGACTCTGAAAACCTGCTGGTCAGCCTGGACCTTCCCGCCCAGGCCACTGCGCTTCCCTGGTGGCAAGACCGCCTGGCCCCGCAGGTGGCCACCTTCAACCCGGTGTCCGGCGAGCTCCTGGGCAAAACGTCGGCGGATCCCAGCCCGCTGGAGCCGGATGTCTGGCTCATCCCGGCCCACAGCACCCTGGACAATCCGCCCGAGCCGAGCGCCGGCCTGGTCCTTGTACGCCGTGATGAAGCTTGGATCGAGGTTGAGGATCACCGCGGTGCCACCGTCTACCACACTGGCACCGGCGAGCCACGCCAGTGGGCACTCCTGGGCCCCCTGCCCAGCGATTACACCCTGGTGGCGCCCCTGACCGAATTCGACACCTGGCAGGACGACCACTGGCAGCTGGATGAGGTAGCGAAATTGGCCGCGGCCAAGGCCCTGGCCACCCGCAAGCGCGCCCTGCTGCTGCAGTACGCCAGCAACCAGGTCAACGCCCTGCAGGATGCCGTGGATCTGGAGATCGCCACCGAGGCCGAGACCAAGGCGCTCAAGTCCTGGAAGACCTATCGGGTACTGCTCAACCGCGTGGACACCATCGGCGCCGTCCCGGCCGAAGGCGACTGGCCGGCAAGCCCAGATCCGGACGCAACGGCTGGCTATCTGGCAGCGAATACATAGATGGCGCCGGCTGTCGCGGTTATGCCAGCGCAGGGTTGTGGGCAGCTGGTGATAGGTGCAAGCCCTAGCCTATCTTCAGTGCTCTGCTAGCAGGGAAGCCAAGAATGCGCACCGTTGCCCACCACGCCAAGAATTTCAGACGCGAATTTCGCCTAATACCCAGCTTCGTTTGGGGATCGCGAATCTTCATTCTTTTCGCCACGGCGATGCTGCTTGTCATCCTTTCGATGGCGTTTTTCTTCTATCACCACGTCTACCTGCAGCTTCCGACCTACGCGAATCTCTCCTACTGGACCCTCTTCTGGGAGATGCCGATGCTGCTAGGCCTCGCCCAGATCCTGATAGAGGTTGACCGTCGTCGCTTCGCCCGAAATTACCCGGGTAAGAGAATCTTGGGCATCCGGCAGGCAATGGCGGCAACGGATCGCGCAAAGCGGCGAATGATCTCCGAGCACTTTGCTGGCCGTGAAGACTTTGCCGAGGTGGCCAAAGAGCTCATCGAACAATGGGAATGGCGTCAGTCACTGGAGCGACGCGCCGGTAGCCCCGCGACCCTTCGCACCCGTCACTTTTTCAGCCTACCGAGTGCAGGTAATTTCGCGACGTATCTTGGTGGGCTTCTCGCCGTGATAGCGGCTGTGGTCGTGGCCCTTATCGACAAGGAAACCTTCTACCCTGCGCTTCCAACGCTCTGGTCGGACTTTTCCTCCGCCTACTCGGCAATGTTCCAAATCATCGTCGTGCCGATAGCCGCGTGCATCCTGCCTGCCGCGTGCATTCTCGATATGGTGACCGGGTTAGGGCATCGAGTGGTCGAGCGCGCCAACGACGACTATCTCAGCGATGCGAGCTTTTACAGATTCATCAAGGAACTGGTTCTACTCGAGGAGCACAAACAACGCCGCGGGCTGATGACCACCACTGGCTGGGCATACTGGTCCTTCCGGATCGGCACGGCTCCGCTTCGCGACGTACCCCGCTTGTGGCGAAATAAGCGCCGATCAGTAAGGCTGGCGAAACGACGCCGGTCCCACGCCTGACAGGCGATACAGAAGCGCTTTCCGCCCACCATCCAGGGCCACATCGAGTGGATTTGTAGCGCCCAACCCTACAAACCCGGCCCCGCGACCCGCGCGCGCGGATCCGCCAGCCTGTGCAGCGTCACCTACCCACCTGCGCAGGCAACCCCTCATGGCTGACTACCATCACGGCGTGCGTGTCCTCGAGATCAATCAGGGCACCCGCTCCATTTCCACCGTTTCCACCGCCGTCATCGGCATGGTCTGCACCGGCAGCGATGCCGATGCCGCCGCATTCCCACTTAACACCCCCGTCCTGTTGACCAACGTCCAGGGCGCTGTCGGCAAAGCCGGCACCAGGGGCACCCTGGCCAAGTCGCTGCAGGCGATCGCCGACCAATCCAAGCCGGTCACCGTCGTGGTCCGCGTCGAAGACGGCGCCAATGCGGCCGAGCTGCAGAGCAACATCATCGGCGGCGTCACCAATGGCCGTTATACCGGCATGAAGGCCCTGCTCGCGGCCAAGGCCCAGCTGGGCATCACGCCGCGCATCCTGGGCGTGCCCGGGCTCGACACCCAGGCCGTCACCACCGCGATGGTCGCCATCGCCAAGCAGCTGCGCGGCTTCGTCTATGCAAACTGCAACGGCTGCGCCACCAAGGAAGAGGCCGTCGCCTATCGCAACCAGTTCGGCGCCCGTGAGCTCATGCTCCACTGGCCGGACTTCCTGGCCTGGTCCACCGCCCAGAACGCCACCGTGACCGCCAATGCCACCGCCCGGGCCCTGGGCCTGCGTGCGCAGCTGGACCAGAGCACCGGCTGGCACAAGACCCTGTCCAACGTCGCCGTGGAAGGCGTGACCGGGATCACCAAGGACGTCTTCTGGGATCTGCAGAACACCGCGACCGACAGCGACTACCTCAACGGCAACGAGGTGACCACGCTGATCAACCACGACGGCTATCGCTTCTGGGGCTCGCGCACCACCAGCGAGGATCCGCTCTTCGCCTTCGAGAACTACACCCGCACAGCCCAGGTGCTGGCCGACACCATGGCCGAGGCGCATTTCTGGGCCAATGACCGCCCCATGCACCCGAGCCTGGTGCGCGACATCGTCGAGGGCATCAACGCCAAATTCCGCGAGCTGACCCGCCAGGGCTACCTGCTCGGCGGCGAGTGCTGGTACGACGCCGATGCCAACGAGAAGGAGACGCTCAAGGCCGGGAAGCTCTTCTTGGACTACGACTACACCCCGGTCCCGCCGCTGGAAGACCTGACCCTGCGCCAGCGGATCACTGACCGCTTCCTGGTCGACTTCGCCAGCCGCGTCAACGCCTGATCCCTACCCTGAACATCCGGTGCCCCCTGGGGCGCCCTCTGGAGATCTGCCCCCATGGCCATGCCCCGCAAACTCAAGAACATGATGCTTTTCAACGACGGTCACTCCTACCTGGGCGTCGCTAAGTCCTGCACCCTGCCGACCCTCGGCCGCAAGATGGAAGCCTTTCGCGGCGCCGGCATGAACGGCCCCGTCAAGGCAGACCTGGGCTTCTCCGACGACGGCATCCAGCTGGAGTGGACCCTGGGCGGCCTGGACCTCACCGCCCTAAAGCAATTCGGCGCCGTGGGCGCCGCAGCCGTACCCCTGCGCTTCACCGGCACCTACCAGCAGGACGACACCGGCGAAGACACCGCCGTCGAGATCGTGGTCCGTGGCCGTCACGAGACCATCGAGATGGGCGAAGCCACCCCGGGCGAGGACACCGAGCACAAGATCACCACCTCCTGCAGCTACTACAAGCTGATCGTGGCGGGCGCGACCGTGATCGAGATCGACCTCCTTAACTTCGTCGAGACCGTCGGCGGTGAAGACCGCCTGGTCAAGCAGCGCGCTGTCCTCGGCATCTGATCCCTCTCTTTCCGGCCCGCTCCGGCGGGCCAGCCCTAGCCTATTACCTGGAGTACCACCATGAGCGATACCACCCAAGACAACGTCGTCGTCCTCGATCAGCCCATCACCCGCGGCGAGACCACCATCGCCCAGATCACCCTGCGCAAGCCCAACGCCGGCGAGCTGCGCGGCGTCTCCCTGGCCGAACTCCTGCAGCTGGATGTCGCCGCGATCATGCGCGTGACCCCGCGCATCAGCATCCCCAGCCTGACCGAGAGCGAAGTTCGGTCCATGGATCCGGCCGACCTGGTCGACGTCGGTGGGAAGATCGCCGGTTTTTTGCTCAAGAAGTCGGTCAGGGCGGAGCTCTCCCCGTCCGCGTAGAGGAAGCGATGGCGGATCTCGCCATCACCTTCCACTGGCAACCGGCCCAGCTCGACCAGCTGGGCCTGGCTGAACTGATGGACTGGCGCGAGCGCGCCCGCAAACGAGTCGCCCCCGATGGCCAATGACCTGCAGATCCGCGTCCTCCTGTCCGCCCTGGACAAGGTCACGGCTCCCCTCAAACGCATCGCCGGGGGCGGCAACGCGACCGCCCGGGCGCTCAAAGCCGCCCGGGACCGGGTCAAGGAACTCAACCAGCAACAGCAGGACATCAGCGCCTACCAGCGCCAGCGCGAGGCCGTTCGCCAGAGCGCCGAGGCCCTGGCGAAGGGCCAGGAGAAACTGCGGTCCTACCGCGAGCAGCTCAAGGCCATAGACGCCCCGTCCGCAGCCTTCCAGAAGACCTTCGCCAACGCGGCCGCTGCCGTCGACAAGCTCCAGGCCAAGCACACCGCCCAGCGCACCGAACTGCAGCGCCTGCTGCCGATCATGCGCGCCAGTGGCGTCGATACCCGCGACCTCGGCGGCGCCCAGGCGCGCCTGCAGGTGCAGATCACCAGCGCCAATGTCGCGATCGACACTCAACGGGGCAAGCTCGATCGCCTCAATCGCACCCAGGAGAAGTTGGCCCGCGCCCGCGGCAAGCTCAAGCGCGGCCAGGAGCTGGCCGGGAATGCCGCTATGGCCGGAGCCAGCTCGGCTGCCACCGGCGCCGCGATCGGCGGCCCGGTGCTGGGCATGATCAAGGCCTTCGCCCCGGCCGAGGATGCGGCCACCCAGCTGCGCGCCTCGCTGATGCTGAGCGACGGCACTGCCCCTAAGGAATTCAAGGAGATCTCCGACCTGGCCACGCGCCTGGGCGATCGCCTGCCAGGTACCACAGCCGAATTCCAGGAAATGATGACCATGCTGGTGCGCCAAGGGATGTCCGCCAAGACCATCCTCGGCGGCATGGGCGAGGCTGCTGCCTACCTGGGCGTCCAGCTCAAGATGCCGGTCACTGAGGCGGCCGAGTTCGCCGCCAAGATGCAGGACGCCACCCGCACCAGCGAGAAAGACCTCATGGGCCTGATGGACACCATCCAGCGCGGCTTCTACCTGGGCGTCGACTCCAACAGCATGCTGGAGGGCTTCAGCAAGATCAGCCCGGCGCTGGACATCATCAAGAAGGAGGGCCTCGAGGCAGCCAACGCCCTGGCCCCCTTGCTGATCCAGCTCGACCAGACCGGCATGGAGGGCGGCGCCGCCGGCAACGCCCTGCGCAAGATCTTCCAGATGGGCATGGACACCGACAAAGTCGGCAAGGCCAACAAAGGCCTTAAGGACAAGGGCATCAAGCTCGACTTCACCGACGGCAAGGGCGAATTCGGCGGCATGGAGAAGCTCTACGCCCAGCTGGACAAGCTCAAGGGCCTCAACACTGAGACCCGCCTGGGTGTGCTGAAACAGGTCTTCGGCGATGACTCCGAGACCCTCACCGCGCTCAATACCATGATGTCCAAGGGACTGGCCGGCTACCAGGAAGTCCAGGGCAAGATGAAGGCCCAGGCGGACCTGCAGATGCGCGTCAACGAGCAGCTGGGCACCCTCTCCAACACCTGGGAGGCGGCAACTGGCGCCTTCACCAACGCCCAGGCCGACTTCGGCGCCGCCGTTGCGCCCCAGCTCAAGGAAATCATCACCTGGCTGGGTGACCTCGCTGGCAAAACCGGCGCCTGGGCCCGCGAGAATCCGGTCCTCGCTGGCAACTTGGTCAAGGTGGCCGCGGTGCTGTCTGCCGTGTCGATCGCCTTCGGTACCGTCGCCCTGGGCGTCGCCGGCGTGCTTGGCCCCTTCCTCGCGCTCCGCTTCATGCTCGCCCAGGTCGGCATCCGCCTGCCCAGCGTGTTGGGCCTGCTCTTCAAGCTGGGCAAAGGCGCTTTCCCCCTGGTAGCGGCTGGTCTTCGCATGATCGGCGCTGCGGCGATCGCCAACCCCATTGGCGCTGTCCTGTTCGGACTGGTCACCGCCGGCGCCCTGATCTACGCCAATTGGAAAACAATCGGTCCGTGGTTCGCAGGGGTATGGGCAGAGATGAAGGCACGGGCCACGGGTGGTATTGCTAGCATCGCTGGGCTGATCCTGGACTTCTCGCCGATCGGCCTCTTCTACCGGGCCTTCGCCGCCGTGCTGAATTACTTCGGCCTGGAACTTCCCACCCGGCTGACCGAGCTCGGCGCCGCGCTGCTCAATGGCCTCACAGCGGGCGTCAGCGGCGGGATCGGCGCCATCGCCCGCAAGATCATCGACTTCTCCCCCGTCGGGCTCTTCTACCAGGCCTTCGCGGCCGTGCTGAACTACTTCGGCTTCGACCTCCCGGCCAAATTCACCGAACTCGGCGGCATGATCATGGACGGCCTCGTCCGCGGCATCACCGGCCGCCTGGGCGCGGTGAAAGATGCCGTGATGGACGCCGGCCAGAGTGCGATCAACTTCTTCAAGGAGAAGCTGGACATCCACTCGCCGTCCCGCGTCTTCGCCGCCCTGGGCGAATACACCATGCAGGGCCTGGCTCTCGGCATGGGCAAAGGCGAAGGCAGCCCCCTGGGCCAGATTGCCGACACCGCCAAGCGTATTGCAGCTACGGCAACGGCGGCGCTGGCCCTCGGCGGTGCTCCACAGATGGCAGCAGCCCAGCCACTGCCATCTGCCCAGCAGCAACGGATGGAGGCGGTACGCCAAGTCACCCAGCAGACGGCACCTATCGCCCTGGCCCAGCCGGCCGGTGACACCATGCTGCTGCAGCGGTCGATGGAGGCGGTACGCCAGGCCATCCTGCAGCCGGCAGCGGCTGCTGTCCTAGACTTTCCCAAGGATGCCTCGCCGCTGCAACAGCAGATCGAGGCGGTACGCCAGGCCACTCTGCAGCAGCCGGCGCGCGAGCCGATCATCTTTGATAGCCGACCTGCCTTGCTGCCTGTGGCTCCTGCTGCTCCAGCCGCCGGAGACACCTACAACTTCACCATCAACGCTGGTGCCGGTATGGACGCCCGGGCGATCGCCCGTGAGGTTCAGGCCGCCCTGACCCGCATCGAGAGCCAGAAGGCCGCCCGCAGCCGCAGCAGCCTCAGAGACAGGACCTGATCACCATGATGATGGCCCTCGGCAACTTCATCTTCAGCCTCTACACCCTGGCCTACCAGGAACTCCAGCGGCAGACCGACTACCGCCATGCTGCCAGCTCCCGCGTGGGCGCCGCGCCGGCGCGCCAGTTCCTGGGCAAGGGCGACGACAGCATCACCCTCCCCGGCTGGCTCGCCCCGGAGCTCGCCGGCACGCCCAGCAGCCTGGACGTGCTGCGCTACATGGCCGGTACCGGCGGCGCCTGGCCGCTGATCGAGGGCAGCGGGCGGATCTACGGCCTCTGGGTCATCGAGAGCATCACCGAGACCAAGACGCTCTTCTTCCAGGACGGCACCCCGCGCCGCATCGAATTCAGCATCGCCCTCAAGCGTGTCGACGACGACACCGGCCGCGAGCTGCTCGGCGTCGGTATTGCCGGCATGGGTACCGTGCTGAGGAAGCTGCTGTGATCCAGGAACTGCTCGATACCGCCACCGGCCAGCTGCGCACCCTCGGCCGCGACCTGGTCCAGGGCGCTACCTATGCCCAAGCGCGCTACCAGATCCTGGTCGACAGCAAGGACATCAGCGCCCTTATCGCGCCGCGGCTGATCAGCCTGGATCTGACGGACAACCGCGGCCTCGAGGCCGACCAGCTGAGCCTGGTGCTGTCCGACCACGACGGCCTGCTGGCCATCCCGCCCCGGGGCGCCAATATTCGCCTCTGGCTGGGCTGGTCCACTACCGGACTGATCGACAAGGGCAGCTACATCGTCGACGAGACCGAACACAGCGGCGCTCCCGACGTGCTGAGCATCCGCGCCCGCAGCGCCGACCTGCGCAAGGGCCTCAAGACCAAGCGGGACCAGAGCTACAGTGCCACCACCCTGGGCGCCGTGCTGCGCGTCCTGGCCGCGCGCCAGGGCCTCACCCCGCTCATCGCGCGCGACCTCGAGGCGCAGAAGATCCTGCAGCTGGATCAGACCGGCGAATCGGACGCCAACCTCCTCACCCGCCTGGGTGAAGACTACGACGCGGTGGCCACCGTGAAGGCGGGCCGGCTGCTGTTCCTCCCGGCCGGCGGTGGCAAGGCGGTCAGCGGCGCCGACCTGGGCCACGTCACCCTCACCCGCCAGGACGGTGACCAGCACAGCTACCTGCAGGCCGACCGCGAGAGCTACGACGCCGTGCGCGCCTTCTACTACGACGTCAACAGCGCCAAGAAGCAGGAGGCCATCGCCGGCGGCGGCGAGAACGTGAAAGACCTGCGCCACACCTATGCCGACGAGCTCTCCGCGCTGCGCGCCGCCCGGGCCGAGTGGAACCGCCTGCAGCGCGGTACCGCCACCCTCACCTACCAGCTCGCCCTGGGCCGGCCTGAGCTCATGCCCGAACTCACCTACACCTTGCAGGGCGTGAAGACCGAGATCGACGCCATCATCTGGTACGGGGGAAACGTGCAGCACAGCCTCACCGCGGACGGCGGCTACACCACGCGCCTGGAGCTGGAAGCCAAACTGCCGGAGGACCTGGTCGCCGACCTGGTCGACGAGATCCAGGGCGATTACACCGGCATCATCGCCTACTACCGCGACCCCAAGACCGGCGAAGAGCACACGCTCACCGAGGGCGACCAGAGCAAGCCGCGACGGCTCCACCACCTGTACGCCACAAAGGCAACGGCGAAGCGTGCTGTAGAAAGAGAATGGAGAAGAATGCAAGAATCGGCTACAAAGCGATGAGGGGGTTAAGAGATAAAATGCTAAGGAAATTGTATCTATCACACGTTGCTAAAATTTTAGAAGAGTTCTTGGACAGCTGGTACGCGCACCCGCCAGCACTGTGGACAAAGCCTATGGGTAACATGCCCGCTGTTACTATCTTCTTGGTCCAGGATCACCGCCGACTTTGGTGCCAGAAAATTAGCGGACTGGAGATAAGCGGAACTTGGACTGAAGCAGATAGATCATACGAGGGGTCGATATCGATTCAAGAAGCCAGCCTCTCACGCTTTACTATTGACTCTCCATTCGGCCACATTGAAGGTATAAATCTTCTCAATATCTATAAACTTCAAAAAAAATTAAGGAATTTTATTGATAGAAGAAAAATCGAATACACAACTGAAATGGTACGAAGATATTCATATCTAGACTCAATCAAAACGAAACCAAAACCTCAACTTGAGCTTGTAAAGTTAATTTTCGACAAATACTGCGACACCGGACCTATTCCATTTAGCGCTAGGGACTCGCTCATCCTCATATATGGAGATGAGTGGTCTTACAGTCATAACCATTTTGACTTGGAAAATAAACAAAAATTCGTACTAGACTCTCTTGTTGACGAAAATATTTTAGTCAAAGTCCAAGAAAACTATCTTGCCACATCAAAAATTGTCAAAAAACTCGAAGAGCTCATGGCTGACTACGAGCAAGGGGAAGAGAAACGCGACGCTCAGACGAGGACGTTCATGCTCCAAGAGAGATCCGTAAAGACCGCACGATATGCTTTATATGCGGCGATCTTTTCCGGCGTGGCAGGCGCTACAAATGCAGCAATTACTATATTTAAACTATTTGATAGTTAACGCAAATTAATTAAGAGCTTTCCATTTGAGGAAAATTTTTATATTTTAAAAATTAAGAAACCTCCACCATATCCAACTCATATATTTTTGGATTTACCAACGTATCGTAGAACCTACAATTATAATGTAAATGGCCTTCAATCGCTTTACGAATCCTAATTTTATCGCCCACATTCATCCGACAACCGAACGTCACTGAAACAACACTTTCGATCGGAAAATCGAACAGATGAAAGTCGCCAATGCTATTAGACTTAATTGATGAAGCATCCTCCAGGGCCATGAACATTCTCCACTCCTGCTCATAGGCCCAGTGATGACTTTTCGTAAGCAAAAGCTCTGTACCATCAGAGTTTTCAAAAAACAAAATTGGACGTTCCTGCGCGTATAAAACCTTCCGCAAGTGGCGCAACTCATCCACTTCTGTTCGCCGCTGATTAAAAAACTCATGCTGATGGTCGAACTCAACAACGAAGCCACTGTGAGAACCGGCATAATGAGCCCACATGAGCAGGTTGTTTGGCGTTTCCGTGAGGCATAAAACTCCTATTGACGCCGACATTCTTTCATAAATCTGAACCTCTAACGCTGGCAAATTATCCTTTAAATCTCTGACCATCTTATCCATTTGTCCAGCCGCAATCTCCAGCATCATCACCATCGCCTGATCTTTCGGCAAATTTATTTTCTGCCAATCAGGCAAGTTATCGTACTCAGCAGAAATAATACCAGGAAGAGACTTCAATAAAGTCGCCTTCATCTCTTCATCTGAACGATATAACTGCATGGGCGCCTTCAATTCGAAAGGATCATTTAAGTTCTTAGCACTTGAAAAACATATCCTTGCACTTTCGACAACATCTATGCGCTCTGGGGGAAAATATTTATAAATCCTCACCATAACCTCCATTTAAATATCTGAGATACTCCATCTTCAAACCCGATCAAGCCGCAAGCAGCACGGACACTCATCTTACTCAACGCCACATCTAATCATTAAGCGACTATACCGCTTGCGGCAACTCCCCCCACCGCGTCGTATACCCTTGCGACAACAGCTCCCGCCGCATCTGCCACCCCGGATCGGCGAGCACCCGACCCACGTGCAGCGCCGCCCTGCCGTACCGCGCATTGATCCGGTCCACTACCTGCATCAGTTCGCTGGGCCGCCCCTGCCCGGCCGGGGCGAAGAGATCAGGCGTGAACTCGTCCGTCTGGACGATGCCGCCCAGCACCACAGCGCACTTCGAGTAGGCGTAGCCCTCGCGATAGATTGGGTCCAGTCCGGCCAGCGCAGCCTGCACCAGGATGCGGGTGTCGTCGGTTGGGTGAGCCAGTTGGATGCCCAGGCTGCGGTAGTAGCGGCGGTCCTCGAGCTCGTGCTGGCCGGTCTGCACGCTCACCAGCAGCGTGGAGCACAGCGAGCCCTGCTCCCGCAGCTTCTCGGCCGCCCGGGTCACGTAGGTGGCCATGGCTTCGCGCAGCGCCTCCAAGCGATACACCCGATGGCCGAACATCCGCGAGCTGATGATCTCCTTCTTCAACGGCGGCGCCTCGTGCAGGCGCATCCACTGCTCGCCGCGTAGCTCACGCGCCGTGCGCTCCAGGACGCGGGAGAATTCCTTGCGCAGCACGCGTAGGTCCGCCCGGGCCAGATCCTGGGCGGTGGTGATCCCGAGCCCCTGCAGGCGAGTGGTCAGCTTGCGGCCCACGCCCCATACATCGCCCACCGGCGCCAGCGGCAGCAGCCGCCCCTGCCGAAGCGAATCGGTGAGATCCACCACCCCGCCGGTCGCGCGCCAGGTCTTGCCCGCCCACTGGGCCAGCTTCGCCAGCGTCTTGGTGGTCGAGATCCCGACGCCGACCGGGATGCCCACCCAGCGGTGCACCCGCGCCTGGATCCCCCGGCCGAGCGCGTCGAGGTCGCCCGGCATACCGGTGAGATCCGCCCAGCATTCGTCGATGGAATACACCTCCAGGTC